AAGAGGGCGAAGCCCTGTGGCCAGAGTGGTATCCGAAGGATGCTTTGGAGGAAACCAAGAGGGTTTTATCTGCCTCAGAAGGACCCAGATCATGGTCTGCGCTCTATCAACAGCGCCCAATTACCGAGGAAGGGGCGTATTTTAAGGCAGATTGGCTCAAATACTACGACCCAAGGGACCTAAACTCCCGATATTCCCCCCATTCCTCCCGACCCTACCTGCACGTATATGGAGCGTCTGACTACGCTGTAAGCGATAGCACAGGGGATTACACCGTCCATATTGTGGGTGGTGTTGACCCAAATGACGATCTGTATATCCTCGATGTGTGGAAGGGGCAGGTTACTTCTGATGTGTGGATTGATGAAGTAATCGCTTTGATGCAGAGGTACAAACCGCTACAGTGGGCCGAGGAGGCGGGGCAGATCAATAAATCCGTTGGACCATTCCTATCTAAAAGAATGTCGGAGCTTAGGGTTTACTGCCGAAGGGAGCAGTATTCCTCCGCAAGAGACAAGCCTACCCGGGCAAGGTCTATCCAAGCCAGAATGTCAATGGGCAAGGTCTATATTCCGTCTGGGGCGGAGTGGGTGGATGAGTTTGTTTACGAACTCTCCCGTTTCCCCGTGTCAGGACATGACGATCAAATAGATGCCCTTTCTCTGCTGGGGAGGATATTGGATCAGATGTCCCCCGGTCTTCTTCCCGCCGAGGAGAGTAGGACTCATTTAGTGCCAACAACCTATGGGGATTTATGGAACCAAAATCGGATGCGAATCCGAAATCGGGGAGCAGTGGTAATAGAGCCTACACGGATTGCACCGGAACTGAAATAACAGTAGAGGAAGCCACCCTCCGCGCCATCGCAGGAGGAGAGGACGTGGATGATGTGATCCTCCGTAAATATGGCTACTCTAAGTCAGAGGCCGCGATGATCGTCACCGGGGTAAGGGACAACTCCATTACCGAGACGCAAAAAGATTTCATACACGCCTTGGGCTTTATGGGAATGCAAAATGAACAGGGTGAGACGATGAGCAGAGAGAGATTTGTAAGCCGCTTTCAAATGTTTATGCAGATCGAAAGATTAGCCATGGCTAATATTAGGGGTTGACAACATAGTATTAAGTAGTATAACTTAGGGTAAGTCCATGCCTCGCAAAGGATTGCAATGGCATACCCGAGTGGTGAAAAGGATCGTGTCCAGTATTGGGCGCGACAGATAGATCATGCTGGAACTCGCCTAAAGCCCTACTTTGAGGCCGCGGACATTCTTATCAAACAATATGAGAATGATCCGTCCAGTGACCGCGAAGAGGGCTTTGATTTTGACGAAGATCCGCACACCCAGAGAGTGAAGGCCAATCTGGTCTTCGGTTGGATAGATCAGTCGATCTCCAACCTTCTGGAAAGACACCCCCATTTTACAACAATGCCCCTCCAGAGAGATTCTTCTGATGGGTCACCTGTCGTTTCCAGCGTCCTGAACTACTGGTATAGGGAAACCAACCAGAAGCAACAGGACGAGCGGATTCTACTCGATGCTTTCCTTGCTCCATACGGAGTAAAGAAGATTGGGTGGAAGACAGATCTCGATAAATTGATCTATGAGGTCGTAGAGGAACCAGAGTTCTCCTACGGGGATGATATCGAGTCGGAGCTTAACGCTCTATTGTCGGGTTCACAGACCGCGGTGACCGACGAGCAGAACCACGAACTCCACATCGAGGCCAAGACTGAACTCCTCCAACAGCCCGAACCACTGGACCCGCTGGTTGAGAGGAACATCGAAGCCAACATCGAGGCCCACCGGCAGATGCAGGACAGGGCAGATCCTGACCCTTCCAGCAACGTGCAGTATGGTGCCCCCTTTGGTCTGAGATGGCGTCCTGACCATTTCTTCATGGACCCCCTCGCGCAGGAGGGACTTGCGGACGCACAGTGGATCGCCTTCAAGATTATCCGCAGGGTGGATGATGTTAAGGCCAATCCCTCCTACTCAAATACAGACGATCTAGAATCTTCTTCCCGTCCTGAGGATGCTCCCCCGGTAACCACGGGGGATGTGGAGGATGATTTTGGGCTGGTGACTCTCTATGAGGTCTGGGCCAGAGACTTCCCCACTGCTGCGGGAACGCGGGAGAATATCATCTTCGTCTTTGCCGAAGGGCATGACGAAATCCTCCGCGAAGATCCTTGGCCCTATCAGACTCTTGAGGATTTCCCCGTGGAACTCCTTTCCTTCCAGACAGGCGTGAAGGAATGGTATAACAAGCCCGGGTTGGTGCTGGCAGGTGCGGATAACGTCCAAGCCCTGTCAAATGAAATCCTTGATTCCTACCTGTATGTCATCAGGAAGATGAAGAACCTCATCCTCTACGATCCTGAGGCAGTGGATGAGGACACGATTGATAACATTCTCCTCGCACCGGATATGTCGTCACACCCCGTCAGGGGAATGGCGAACGCCCCCGGAGCCGGTATCCAAGCCCTAGATCTTGGCAGGATTCCAAACGACAAGGGGGAGATGCTGAATGTTATCCATTCTCTCTTTGATAGAGCCGCAGGAACCCCACAGCCCGTATCAAAAGGCGTGGACACGGCTACTGAATCTTCCATTATCGAACGCCGCACCACTGCCCGTGAGGCCCGCAGGGGGAACCTGCTGGCAGATTTCCAAGTTCGGGTAGCGAAGAAGTTCTGGCAGTTAACAACCCAGTACAGACCAGAGCGACTCTTCCTGATCCACGAACAGGCAGATCAGTGGGTAGCAATCGACGATGAAATCGCCAAGGGCGAATACAGATTCCAGATAGACATTTCCTCACAGGCCCAAGCTATTGCTCTTGAGAGGAAACAGTGGAACGACCTCCTGAACCTTATGAGTGGGTTGTCCGGTCTATTTCAACAGCTATACGGTCCCGAAGCAATTCCGAACCTACAGAAGATCGCAAGAGAACTACTCGTCCGCGGGTACAATGTCCAGAACCCCGAAGAACTCCTTCCCGGCCTCCTCCAGCAGGAGCAAGCTCAGGATCTCCAGACGCAAGCTGCTATTCAGCAGATGCTTCAGGGAACTCCGGGTCAGGCTCCGAGTGAAGGCCCTGCCCTTACGGGTCCGCCGAGAGAGACGGAGAGTCAGGAGCGAACGGGACCGGCACTCCCAAGACAGTTCAGGGAGCCAGCCCCAAATGGAGCGGGTATCCAAGGAAATAGCCAAACTCCGTAATGGAGAGAAAAGAGGCGTCATGGAGGAAGATTTCCTCCACGTCGCTTCAGGAAGAGGGTGGTGTCCCTCCCACCCCCCTCTTCCGAATACTAGACATCAGAAAATACTGAATTCTTCCTGCTAAAGGGCAGGAAGGTTATCCTTACATAAGTTCAATAAAAAGAGATTATTATGGCACGACGTAAAAGAGGTGGTTCCGGGCCGAGGAGTCGGGGCACAAATCCGAAAAGGGCTGGCAGTGGTAAGGGACCGAAGAGGTCTTTTGGTAAGGGGGTTTCCGCGGGAGTTCTCGGCTCTATCGGTGCCGCAGTTATAGGCAAGCTCTTCAACCGCGACGAGAAAGAAGTAGAGGGGATAATTAAGGAGGGTGGGGGCAGATTTGGTAGGGACCAAATGGAAAGCCTGATGAATGGAGGCACAGGTAAAGGGATGACCCACGATGTAACTCGGCACCCAGAGGGTCCCAACGCACACGGAGGCGAACCAGAGTACCAAGAAGGAGAACGGCCGTGGCTCCACGACCAACTCGACACACATCCCGGCGATACAGATCCTCTCTTGCGGGACATCGACGAAAAGATTGGGGCGCTACAGCAAAAGGTGGCGGACGCTAAGAGAGACGCTGCGAAGAGAAGGGACACACCAGAACAAAGAGCGGGTGAACAACCCGGACCTCCCTTGGGTGCCGAGGAAGAGCCAGTGGGTGCACATCAATTCGAGGGGACACCTCCACTGGGAGCGGGGCAGGGTGTAAGGGCAGCACCTCCGTTAAGCACAACCATTGCTAGACGAGCGGGTGAGCCAGCGGCTCCCGAATTCAGCGCACCACCAAGACTGGGACCGGGACAGGGCGTAAGGAATGCACCCTTGGGTGCCCTCGCCGCCCCCCAGACAGAACCAACAGCGAAAGAAAGATTCGCTTCGGTGTTTGGCGGGCATAGGGACAGGATGGAAGAGTCGAGGGGCGCTCTATTTGGTGGCGGTGATGATCAAGTTCCCATGCCTCAAAATTACCGCGAAGAGACAATCGGAAAACTTTCCGAAGAGGAGAGGCAGGACTTTGAGGGGCTATCCCCTGAGGAACAACAGGCCCAGCTAAATGAGATGTGGAAACAGGAGATAAGCGGAACGGCTGGAGCAGCGGAGTCTCCAACGGACTTCTTTAGTGTTCCCGGTAGAGCCGCTGCTGCCGGGGCTGTCGGGGCTGTGGGCGTGGCGGGCGGAATATACAAGATAGCTAAAAATATCCTGAGATCGAGAGCGGCGAAAGCGTCGGCGGACCCTAGCCGGACGGCACGATCAGCGGTCGGTTTGGG